TATTAGACGACAGAGAAAACAGGTTCAAAGCTATAAACTGCACACGTCGAGCTGGTAAGTCTTACACCGAAGCAATAGACCATTTTGAAATATGTGAAGAGTTTCCAAACTCCAGAAATTTATACATGGGGATTACCCTTGATTCAGTTACGGAGATCATTTGGGATATTTTCAAAGACATTAACAAGCGCGGTCAATATGGGTGTAAGTTTAACGAGACTAAGCACATTTGCTTTTTCCCTAACGGCTCTAGAATAAGATTGTTTGGCCTAGATGTTTCTCAAAAACAAATGAGGAAGATTCTAGGTCAATCACTCAGAAAAGTTTCAATTGATGAAGCTGGATCACTAACACAAGATATGAGAATACTTGTCTACCAGATGATTATGCCAGCACTGACAGACAATGCGCCTAACTCTTGGCTGACTCTATTGGGAACATGCGAGAACATACCTGGAACTTTCTTTGAAGAGGTCACAGAGGGCAGAGAGCGCGGCAGAGCGTGGACGGTTCACAAGTGGACGGCATTCGAAAATCCTCACATGAAAAAACAGTGGGCCGCAGAAATCAAGGACATGACGGAAAATAACCCGCAGATAGTTCACGCTTCCTGGTTTAAAACTCATTACCTAAATGAATGGTGCGCTGATGATGACCTTCTGATTATTCCAGCCAAGAAGCTAGTAAGAACTAACTTTGTCGACGATGGTTCATATAATTATGTTCTAGCGGTCGATTTAGGTTACAACGATGCAAATTCATTTACGGTTGTTGCTTTCTCAGAAAAGACCCAAAGGGCAGTAATAGTTAAATCTTACAAGGAACCGGAGCTTGATTTTACAGATGTTGCAGCACAAATTAAACAGATTCAAAGACAGTATAATATATTTAAAATTCGCATTGATGGTGCAAATAAGCAGGGTGTTGAAGAAATTAAGAAAAGGCACCATATTCCAATGGAAGCGGCTGAAAAGACTGACAAGGCGATTTACTTAAGATTGATGCGAGATGATGTCTTGACAGGAAATCTTTTAATGAACGAAGATGATTGCGGAGAGTTATACTCGGAATGGTCTCAGTTAATGTGGAAAGATTCTAACCGAGATAAAGAAGATGATAGATGTCAAAACCATTGTTCAGATTCAGCTCTTTACGCATGGCGTGAATGTAGACACTACCTTTATCAAAAACCAAGGGAACCAGAAGACAAAAACACAGATGAATATATGGATAAAATTGAACAACTAGAATCCGAAAAAATGGAACAAGAAGAAGAAGATTCATTTTTAGGCATGGGGGAAGATTGGTAATGAAGAAGGCGGAAATTGATAGGACTGAGTGGGAGTTTAGCGAAGAGTATAAAAAGGAGTGCGCTCACTGTGAAGAAGAGCATATTGTCTATACCCAAAAAGATGATTACCCAGAGTATTACACGCAAGTCTCAATTGTTTGCAGCTGCGACGGGATAGTGACATTTGAACTACCAGTAAATTAAAAAGGGAAACGCATGACCAAAAGCACAACCATAAATGTAGGGGTTAACTTCATAAACGGAATGGGCGCAATACTTCCAGCAAAACTCCATCACGACATGGGAGATCATGGCAGATTAATCACCCCGGTACGCCTTAAATTTGGAAATATTGAAACCAAGCTTAGTTATGTAAATAAAAAAACAGGAAGAATTATATATAGGGAGATCCAGGGCAATGACAACAGCAGAAATTAAAGAGTTTATTTTGTGGGCCAAGAGCGAAAAGATAGCAAGTTTTAAGCTAGAAGGCATTGAGGTTGAATTTAGCCCTCTTGCGCTAGTTGATAAAACTTTCTATCCTGAAGATGATACGGATGAAGATGAGTCGCCAGCAACAGATATTAATGAGGTTGACGACGAATTATTGTATCATTCAAGCTAATAGGCTAAAATCTTTATATCTATGGAGGGGTAAAGATGGAAACAAGCAACGATAAAAGCTTCTGGTGGGAAGCTACGAAAGGTCAAGTTCACAAATCAATTGATGAGCTTATTAACCACCTGGCAATTAAACAAACTCAAAAATCAGAAGACAATCTCAGAAACTTAAGGCTTTACGGAAATACCGAGGTTTTAGGGCTAAGGTTTGGAGAGTTTCAGAAAATAAAGTCACTCAATAAACTAACACTCAATGTTATTCAGTCAACTATCGACACAGCAACAGCAAGAATTGCTAAATCAAAGCCTAAGCCTATGTTTTTAACAGATGATGGCGACTTCACGGCAATGAGAAGGGCAAAAAACCTGACAAGTTACATATACGGTCAGTTCTACACGATGGATCTTTACGAGACAGGCCAGGACATCTTTAGAGATGGCGCTGTCTTTGGTGATGGATTTATTAAGTTTAACGAAGAAGTAGGAAAGTTTTCTTGCGAAAGAGTTTTTCCTGAAGAAATTATAGTTGATGATGATGAAGCAATGTACGGGAAACCTTCCCAAATGCTTCAACAGAAATATGTAAGCAAGCAAGCACTCAGAAGACTTTATCCAAAAAACAATCAAATGATTAACAATTCAGGACTTGGAACAGCTTCTTCTTTTATGTACTCAAAGCATACTCCAGACATGATCAGGGTTGTTGAATCCTGGTATCTTCCAGATTCAGAAGGGAAGGGCGGTAGGCACTGCATTACAGTTGAAAAGGGTGATTTACTTGATGAGAAATACACAAGAGATTATTACCCGTTTGAAAAATGGTCTTGGAACAAAAGGCTTCTTGGTTACTGGTCACAGGGAATAGCTGAAGTTCTAACAGGAATTCAAATTGAAATTAACAAGATCCTAAAAACAACACAACTTTCTTTACATCTTGGAGCAGTTCCAAAGATTTTCCTTGAAGAAGGCTCGAAGGTTGTGAAATCTCACCTTAATAACCAGGTTGGGGGAATTGTTACATATAGGGGAACATTGCCAAAAGAAGGCGCGTTAATGAGTGTGCCACCTGAGTTATTTATGAGCCTTGATCGCTTATACACAAAAGCTTATGAAATGATCGGACTTTCCGAAATGTCAGCAACAGGAAGAAAGGCTGTTGGCCTTGATTCTGGAAAAGCTATTAGAACAGCGCAGGACGTTGAAAGTGAAAGGTTTTCAGTTGTTTCCCAGAGATGGGAAAACTTCTATATGAGATGTTCAAAAAAGATCATCAGGATGAGCCGCGACGCAGCGAAAGACAATCCAGACCTAAAGGTCACAGCTCTAGACAGAAACAGCATTAAGGAAATCAAGTGGACAGATGTTGACCTTGCGGAAGATAAGTACATCATGAAGTGCTACCCGACAAACTTGCTTGCTGACACACCGAGTGGAAAGTGGGCAGACGTTAAAGACATGATGGAAGTTGGGTTTCTTGACAAAAGACAAGCATCTTCACTTCTTGATTATCCAGATATTGAAGCTGTCACAAGCCTAGATAATGCCCTCATGGACGACCTAAAAGGTTTAATTGATGACATCATAGACAAAGGGATTTACACACCACCTGAGCCATTCCAGGACTTAGAGTGGATGATTCCAATGGTTCAAAGCTCTTATCTTAAATACAAAAGAACAAATATTGATGTTGAGAAACTTGAGCTTTTCGCAAGATGGATTGATGACGCAATGATTATGATTTCACCTGAACCAGAGCCAACAGTTGAAGAAATGCCAACAGATGAGGAATTAATCGAAGAACAAATGCTAATTGAAGCAGGGCAAACACCGATTGAAGAACTCGCAGAACTACCTTTAGAAGATGAACCCGAATTAATGGGATAATATAGGAGATTTCAAGATGTCAGAACAAGCAGGACAGGCCAACAGTCAACCGGCCGCAGCACCACAAGCACAACCAGGACAGGCGGCAGCACCTTCTTCAGGTGAAATGCCAAGCCTTGAAGATGTTATCAATAACATGAACGCAGGCGAAGAGGGTGGCGTACCACCAAAAGAGCCAAATGGTGAAATTGATCCGACTCCTGCACCGCAAGAGGAAGACAAGAGACCTGGCGTAGATGAATTTGAAAGAATTCAAAGGCAAGAAAACGAGCTTTATAAGATGAAGAAGCAGTTTTCTGATGAGAAGAAGGACTTTGAGCGCCAAAAAGGTGAGTGGGATCAGCAAAAGAGTGAGTTTGACAATTACATGGACACCTATGGAGATGATCCAGAAAAAGAAAAGAAAGAAGACTACGAAGAACTTTCTTACGATGAGCTAAGAGACAAAATGAGAAAGGATATTTTCGCAGAACTTGACCAACAAAAAGGCGAAGAAGCAGAGCAAAAAGAAACTGACCAGGCAATCAACACGTTTAAAGAGAAAATTTCTACTCTTTTAACTGACAAGGCTGGTGATTTTCCCCTTGCTTCCGGTGAAGGTCTTGGCGGTGCAGATATGATTTATCAGACAATAGATGCCCAATTTGATCAAGATACAAAAGATTATGGATTCGAGCGAGCAAACGAAATGATGCTTAGTCCCGAACAAGCTGCGCAAAAAGTTGAGAAATATATTGCACAGCAAATGCAAACAATGTTAAAATCGGATGGTGTTAGAGCTTTTCTGCAAAAAGAACTTGGTTTTCAGCAAGCAGAAGGTAGACAGTTAAACGACTCGAATCAGTTAAGAGATACTCCAAAAACTTTAACAAATTCACAGTTCAACCAGCAATCCTCTCAAGGCCAGAAGAGTATTGATGTTATGAACGATGAAGAAGCTATGGAATACGCCTTGAGTTTTGTAACTCCTGGTGAAAATTAACTTAACTAACAACGAGGTATAAAGTGTTAAACTTATCTAACTTTGCTCCAGCTTTGAAGCAATACTACTCAACTACTAGAGTTGAAAATATGGTTTATAAAGACCACCCATTTTTGGCAATGCTTGCTAAAGATGAGAAATTTTATGGAAAAAACCTTCCTTTACCAATTGTTTATGGAAACCCTCAGGGGCGTTCAGCTACTTTTAGTAAAGCGAAAGCAAACAAGACAAATTCTCAATTAAAAGATTTCCTATTAACTAGAGCGAAAGATTATTCTCTTGCTTCAATTGATAATGAAACCGCTGAAGCTTCTGAAAATGATGCTGGTGCTTTCATGCAAGCTCTTACACTTGAAATTGACGGTGCTTTTCAAAGTGCAACAAGTTCATGTGCCCAGGCGCTTTTCGGATCTTGCTGACATTGAAGAAGTTGTTTATTACGAAGTAGGAATGGAAATCGTTTTTGCTGCTACTGAAGCTGGTGCTTTACGTGGTTCAGGTGTTTCGGTTGCAGTTGTTGGAGTAAACAGAGATACAGGAGTTGTTTCTTTTGCAGCTGGTGGAATCGCTGCTCTTACGGGTGTAATTGCTGGTGACTTTATGTTTGTTGATGGAGATCAAGGACTTAAAATTACTGGTCTTGATGGCTGGCTTCCTGAAACTGCTCCTACTGCTGGTGATTCTCACTTTGGTGTTGACAGATCAGCGGATGCTTCAAGACTTGCAGGTGTTCGTGTTGATGGTTCAGCTTTACCAATTGAAGAAGCCCTTATTAAAGGTGCTGCTCGTGGAAACCGTGAAGGTGGACGCATGGACGTTTGTTGGATTTCATACGGAAAATTTGAAGACCTTGAAAAAGCTCTTGGTTCAAAAGTTCAATATATGGTTTCTCAAGCATTTGGTCGTGCAGACATTGGTTTTGAAGGAATTGCAATCAAGTCAAACAAGGGAACAATTAATGTAATTGCTGATCCTTTTTGTCCTGGTGATGTTGCTTATATGCTTACAATGAAAACATGGAAACTTTACTCTCTGAAAAAAGCTATCAGAATTCTTGACCTAGATGGAAATCGTCTACTTAGAGAATCTGACGCTGATGCAGTTGAGTTAAGAATCGGTGGTTACAGTCAACTAGGGTGTAATGCTCCTGGTTACAATGTAAGAATCAAGCTTGCTTAATATTAATTAGGGGGTTTCGGCCCCCTTTACTTAGAGGTAAAAATGGCTAATAGAATTTTCAATCCAGTTCAATCACTTGAGCGCGGAAATGTTAGTGTTTATCTTGGTGTTGATATTGGTGCCTCGGGCGCGCCAACAGCGAAAAAGCTTCATGGAGTTGCTTCTATAATTAGAACTGCTGCTGGAATCTATGATATTGTTTTAAGCGATGCTTATAGCGAATTCTTAGGTGCAAGTGTTGTTATGGTTGGCGTTGCTGCTGATCTTACTTATCAATTTACCGCGATGGACGTTGCTAACAAAACAATGACCTTTGTCACTAAGGCCGGAGCTACTGAAACAGATCCAGCAAGTGGTGACGAAATTTACATTAAGTTGGAGTTGAAAAACACTTCAGTAGCTTACTAAGGGGGAACCATGCCAATTGGAATGATGGGTGATGATAAAAACAGAGGGTCTTTGATCGCAAATATGCGTGAAATGCCTGCTGAAAAAGGAAATCCGCATAATCCAGACATGGGACTACTTCACGCTGCCGAAAGAATGTTGGAAGCTATAAACGCAAACGACAAAGATACTTTAGTTAGTGTTTTAAAATCTTTTATTCGAATGGTTTCTATGCAAGTAGAGCAGGACGAAAAAAAAGAAGGTGGCTATAGTGAAGAGTTGTATTCTAAACAAAGCTAATTAAATCAGGGGGGCGAAAGCCCTCTTTTTTAAGGGGAAATCATGCCTTCTTTAGTAACACTTGCAGACTTAAAGACAAGATCAAGAGAAGCTGCTGACATGGTTGGCTCAACTTTTATCGAAGATCCAGAATTGACTAGATACATTAACGCATCGGCTCAAGAGTTGTATGATTTGTTAATTGCTAGCTATACTCAAGAATATTATTTAACAGAATCAGATATAACAATTGTAAGCGGAACGGATTTATATGACCTTCCTGCTGATTTTTATAAACTTCTCGGTGTTGACCTGGTATTAAGTTCAGGTGGTGCAGGAGAAGCGGTCACACTACAGCCATACATGTTCTCAGAGCGAAATAAATACTTAAATAGCTATGTTTCATCGTTTAGCAACAATGGAGCCGTGAGAGCTAAATACAGGCTTCAAAACAACCAAATAAAAATGATCCCTGAGCCATCAGGTGGATTCAAGCTAACAGTTCACTATATTCCATCAATGACAAAGTTTGTCTCAGATGTTGATACTTTTGACGGTGTTAATGGATGGGAAGAATATATCATTATTGACACAGCAATCAAGATGCTCAGAAAAGAAGAAAGTGACATAACAGCATTAACTTTTGAAAAAAACGACATGCTTAAAAGAATTGAATCAATGGCAAAAGACCGAGATGCTGGAAGTCCAGACTATGTTGCGGATGTTTCAAGGGCAAGCTACGACGTGACCGACGGGGCTTATTAATGTCTTCCGGTGTAAAGAAATTTAAAACCATACATTTGAAAGACAGGGCCACTGGAGATGTTCAAAGACACACCAGGGAAAAGTTTAACGCACAAGACAGAGCTATCAGAGAACAGGCCGCAAACATAGAAACCATTGTTTCCGAAATTGAAAAGACAAGGGTGCTTGGATATGAAAGCGGCGGAGTTCTCATAAACATTACGAAAACCATTGGAACAGGAGTTACATCAACAATAGCAACAATAGACTTTCAATCAAACGGAAACCCAGTTGAGCTTTTCCTCACCGCAGCAATAAACTGCTCTTTTACTTCCGCCATTACATTTAAGTTGGAATTACTTAGAAATGGGGTTGTTGTTTCCAGTAACTCAATGCCAGTATCACATGAAATCAGCACGGTTACGTTGATAGACCCTTCACCGCTTACCGAAGAGGTCACTTATTTATTAAGAGGGACTTCAGTGGTAGGATCAACACAAATAACTAATGCCCACGCTTTTATAAGGGAACTATAATGGCCTTAACAAAACAAAATATTTCAGTCAGTCTAACTAGCGGAGTTAACACAAAGATTGATGATAAGTTATCAAACCAGCCAACAGAGATGGAAAATGTCTATATTGCCAAAGATGCAGTTCTTAGAAAAATGAATGGATTTGATAAAATAACCAATGATGTATATGAAAAAGAAACAACTGGAACATTTATTCCATCGGGAACTTCTTTGCAATCACCGTTAGATTTAATATCAAACAAGGGTGACACTGTAATAATGGACGCTAGCGGATTATATGGACTTAGCTTAACAAATTACCTTGTTAAGAAGTCAAGCGTTACATCTTTTGGAATGGAAAATCGAACAAGATCACTTCTATCAGCGACAGGTGAGCCGTATAACGTAGCAATGGCCGAAACTGACGACGCTTATCATGTTACCTATGAGACACTTTCTTCTGGAACAACAGGCTATAAAGTTATTCAAAAAAGCGGTAACACCATAGAAATGGATGAGTTAAAATCTCCCATTCTTCCGATAACTTCAGGCAATGAAGTTTATATTATCGCAAGAGATAACGTGAACACTCAAATAGTAAGACTTTTAAAACAGGATGACTTTGGGAATGACCCATATACACTTGGAACAATCTTTGATGTTGGGCTGACGGCCGGAACAACGATAGACGTTTGCGAGTATGGAAATGATTTGCTAGTTGTTTCAACTGGTTCAAACGGTGGGCCACCTGTAGTATTTGTTGCAATAATCACGAAGCTAGGAATTGTCACAAGTAGCGCTATTCACACATTGCCAAATAAATTCACATCGCCTGTTTCAGTTTCAACAGATGGAAACGAAATAAGTGTTTTATACTCTGAAACAATAAATGTTCCACCAAATGAGATAACAGCAAACAGAATGATCCTAGACAGCAGTCTAGCGTTTGTTTCAAATACAGTGCTTGGAAGCTTTGATGAAAGCATTACAAGTTTAACAATAAATTTAACAGGAATATATCACAGCGGAAGTTTTGTTTGGGCAATATGTTCAACTGATCCAGACAGCTTCACTTTATTACTAAATGACAAAATAAACATAAAGTATGGATTATCTTTGGCCAGCAAGATATTTGAAAAAAATGGCGAGTTATTTGTTTACATGATCGACTATACAACCGGACTAAATGGAATAGGAACTGGAATTTTTGCAGGCGGAACATATCTACCAAAAAGCGAAGAAGTCGTTTTCAACTACAAATTATTAAAGCTGGTTGAGAGCGCTCTTGGCTCTTATGAGTTTAGAGACATTGGAACAATGAGCGAGATTATTGGAACAGAGTTACCAGTTAATGACTTAACCTTTGGAAGCTTGTATCCAGCAAACGCTAGGCTGGTCTACCCAACTAAAGGCTTTGCTTTTATGTCAGGTTCAACTTCCGATGCCTCAAAAAATACAATTAATATAAACGAGGTTATTTTTGGCAATAGAAAAGCGGAGCCGTTTATTGAATACGGAGATGTTTCAGTTGTTTTCGGTAGTCGTGTTTTTGCATACGATGGAGTAGGAGCAATCAAGTTAGCACCAGACTTTTACCCAAGCCCTTTTCATTATGCAAAGGTGGCCGGAGCATTAACTGGGACATATCAATATAGGGCAATAGTTGTTTACCATGACAATCGAGGGAATATTTATAGGTCAAGACCTTCAACAGAAACAGAAATCACGCTGGCTTCCCAGGTTGCAAATATAACATATTATATTGAAGCTACAATGTTCGAAGGCGTGCAATTTATCGAAGTGGAGTTGTATCAGAAAGAAACAAGCGACGAAGTATATAAAAAAGTTGGTGAATCAATTGCGCTTCCAGTAACCGGAACTTGCACCATACAGTATCAGAAAGATTTTGGCGTAAGCCTGTATTCAACTGGCGGTATTCTTGAAAATGATGCTCCTTTGCCAGCGAGGGCCAGCGTTTTTCATAATGGAAGAATTTTCTACATTAACGGCCTAAGAGATAACTCTCTTATGTTTTCCAAAAAATACGTTATAGGTGAAGCGGTTCAGTTTAGCGGATTTCAGGAAATTGTAGCAGAGGACAACCAGGGAAGAAGATCAGAAAAACTAGAGTGTTTAGCTTCTCTTGACTCCAGGTTGATTATATTTAAGAAAAACTCAATTTTAGCAATTTTTGGTGAAGGCCCAGACGCAACCGGCGCAAATAATGACTTTTCTGAACCGGAACTTGTTACCACTGACGTGGGGTGTTCTAACCACAGATCGGTAGTCCTTACAGGGTCGGGGGTTATGTTTCAGTCACAGAAAGGAATCTACCTTCTAACTAGAAGCATGGCAGTTGAATTTGTTGGCGCAGAGGTTGAAAGGTTTACATCTCCGGTGGTTCAATCCGACTTAATGGAAGATATAAATCAAGTCAGGTTTGTTTTACAAGACGGGAAAGTTCTTGTTTATAACTATTTTTACAAAAAATGGACACACTGGACTTTATCTAGTGCAGTTTCCTCGCTTTTGTCTGACAAGGGGTGGCATTACTTACTTTCAACTGGAGAGCTTAAAACTCAAAATAGCACATTTAGGGATGATGGAGACTTCATTGCGCGAAGATTCGACACAGGTTGGATGAAAATGAACGACGTACAGGGCTTTCAGCGCGTCTATAGGCTCATTTTTAT